TGTGAAGACGAAAGCCGATTTAAACGGCTTCAGAGTCCCTACCCCCTACTTAGCCTCCGGAATTGATTTTACCGGACTAAGCGGTCATATGGGTCTTTCTACACAGTATGTCAGCGAACTGCAACCTAGGCTAACTGATGTTTCTGGCGGCGTGCTCTGTTATCCGTATTTCCTGGATACCAACACGTGGCTGAAGCGTCTACCTGCCAACCCTGCAGTAAGCCAGAATCTCATTAACCACGCTGTGATCGCCGCTTTATTAAAGCTGCGTGATCAGAAGGTTAATCTGGCTTTATCACTTGCCGAGTTTGATAAAACGGCATCCTTGATAGCTGAAAGATCGAGATCTCTCCTGTTATCGTATCGCGCTCTTCGCTCTGGTCAGTTGACCAAAGCATGGCAGTTGATAGGCCTTCATCCCGGTAACGCTGGGAAGTCGGTTGCTAAAACTGTTTTAGAGGTGCAGTACGGTTGGCGTCCTTTGATGCAAGATATATCTGGTGCATACGATCAACTTCGCAAGCCCTTGCAGAATGCAGGAATCCTTGTGAATGTTTTATCAGAGGCTAAGGATACGTCTAAGGACTTCAGTAACGATCGAGTCGATGTAGCTGACTCTAACGGTAGGGGCTATGCCTTTCGCAAGGTGGACACCTCTATTTTCTCCGTTGCTCGTGTTTCTCTCTATTACAGAGTGAAGAACGAATCGTTAAAACTAGCATCCGCTGTGGGTTTAACTAATCCTCTGACGATTGCATGGGAATTAATTCCATACAGTTTCGTTATTGATTGGTTCCTCCCTTTAGGAAACTTCCTCGATGCCCTTGATGCTACACAGGGCACTGATTTCGTTTCCGGCACCTTAACTTCGTTCGTTAAAGGGTCTCGACTCGTCGTCGGAACCCCTGGACCAGTTAGGTCTTCAGGTATAGGTGCGAATGCCTTTACAGGCACAGTAACTGGTATAGTCTCTAGTTATGAGACCGTATTCAATATGAACCGTAAGGTTTATAGTGATTCGCCGGTTCCGCTTCCCTATATAAAGAACCCGTTCTCTAGCCAGCATGTGCTTAATGCAACTGCACTGGTACGAGGGCGCTTTAAATAACCCCTAAGTAACTTGAGGCTATTATGCCATCGCTAGCTCCCATCGCCGTTTTAGACGGCGCTGCAACCCCTGTGTCGCACACCTATACCCCTACCAAGATCGACGCCTCTGGCGTTGCAACCTTGCAGGAACGTGTAGGACTCGTGCCTGTCGGATATCCGACAATGACCTGGAGCGTGCGCCCGCCTGTGGCAAACGGAACTACCTACAAGGTTGTAGGCAAGCTCGTTATACCAAAGGTGATTACGACGACTGACACTACCGGGAAAACCGTAACCAGTGTCGACTACTCGAATCAGGTGACATTAGAGTTCGTGTTCGCCAACCGCTCGACGACTCAAGAACGCAAAGATATGCGTGTTCTCTCGTCGAACGTGTTGAAAGACACGGCTGTGATTGCCATCCTGGAGCAGCTTGAGTCCTTTTACTAAGGGCTTAAGTTGTTTTAATCGAGTTTTGCAGAGGATTATCCCATGCAAGTGCCTAGCTCAGCTAAGTACAGTCGTACCTGTTTCACTCACAAAGCTTCGAGTGCTATACTTCGAAGTCTACGGGCAGCTGGTTCTTTTAAAGCAGGAGAAATCCTTGCCGCAATCGATAAATCAGACTGGGCTGGAGTTGTCTCAAGCGGAATTGATCACGGATCCTACATGGATTCTGAATCCTTCGCCAGAGACTACCTTGCCGTCTCGTTGCTAAAAAAGTACCCCAACTTCGATTTAGGAGTTGATACTCAGAAAGTAGCGATAACCTCGTTTTTAGAGAGTGAGAGCCGATGCTCCGAGATAAACAAGCGGATCGTAAAGCCTGAACTTAAGTCAACAATTGGCTTAAGTCGTGAGTCGTATATCCATACGGCTCGTCGAAAAATCAGTGCCTTACTTCGCGAGTTCGATTGGGGTGACGCTGCGTTACACTTTGGTTTCTCCGGTGGCGCTTCAACGCGCCTTAAGAGGAAGTCTGGTGCACCGTACTATAAATATCAGGGTAAACCTGACACGACACGAAATAATGCGCTCGCGGCCATTGCGGCTATTCAGAGTATACCACTTTGGAAAGCTGAAATGGTCCTCCGTTATGGTGTGAACCCAAGAGATTGGGTTAATATCGTTGATGGGAGTCGCATAACCACCGTCGCTAAGTCAGCGAAAACGGATAGGTGTATCGCCATCGAACCGGACATGAATATGTTCGTGCAGAGAGGCATTGGTATGCTTATCCGCCAGAAGCTCAGGTCTGTTGGCATCGACTTGAACGACCAAACCCGTAACCAGACATTGGCTATGGAGGGTAGTAGGTTTGATAGTCTTACGACTATCGATCTCGCTTCTGCAAGCGACAGCATTTCGCTGGAACTTGTTCGTCTGCTCCTACCGACTGATTGGTTTGACGCTATGTGCGTTTGCCGGTCTGAGGTAGGGATCTTGCCAGGGGGGCTAAAGCACCCTTTTGCCAAGATATCCTCTATGGGGAACGGCTACACGTTTGAACTTGAGTCCCTGATTTTCTGGGGGCTTAGTTCGGCTGTTGTTGAACTCCTTGAGGTTAGCGAACGTCGTATAGGTATCTATGGAGACGATATAATCGTCGCCCAAGATGCTGCGGATACTTTAATAGACGTATTAGGCTACTGTGGTTTTTCCACTAATGCTGAAAAAACGTTTTTGAGTGGTCCGTTCCGAGAGAGTTGTGGTAAACACTACTTTAACGGATGCGATGTAACCCCATTCTACATAAAAGAGCCTGTGGAAACACTAAATCGCATGTTCTGGATAGTTAATACCCTCCGTTATTTCTCGAGTAATCGGGATGTGCCGGAAGACTACCAGAGTACTTACATGTATTTAGTGAAAAGTATACCGCAACGTAATAGGTATTACGTCACGATGTCCTTAGGGGCGGAGGCGGGTATTTGGGCTTCTTTCGACGAGTGTCATCCCACCTTCTCAAGGTGGAATCAGATGTTCTCGTTGAAGCGGCTAAAGCCTAGAAGGTCAAAACACCGACCGGATGGAGCTGCTGCCGTACTGCACTACTTTAACGGTATCCGGGAAACCGGGCCGTCGTACAGTAGTGTCGAGGGGTCTTCTCAGGGCATAATGCTCGAGAAGGGTGAGGTGCGTTACTATCATTCCAGACAGTACGTACCGTGGTGGGACGCCGCTCCTTGCGGCGTCGTTTTGGCCTGTATGTAGAAGTTAAGTTTTACTACTTCTGCGGTTTGGGCCACTGGTGTGAATCTAATTATAGATTCAT